CAAGAAAGACTTCACCCACTCGCGGACAGATATCCCCGCTTCCACGATGTGCTTCTCGGACTTCGCTGGCTCAAAAGCGTTCGGCGTATAAATTACGTAGGCCATAATTTGTGACGGTAGAATTTGATGACAAAGAACCCCTTCGGCCAAAGCCAATTCAAAGAGACTGCTTCGACATTTTGCGGCTGCAAACAATGAACGACTTTGCCACCGTCAGCTGCTGCCCAAATACCGACGTGGTGCAGGATAGTATTCTTGCTCATCGCTACTCCGCACCCGTCAATCGGCTTGGCAATCTCGGTCCACGAGGCGCTTTCCTGCTCAACGATTTCCCGGAGCATCTTAGCAGCCGGCTTCGTATTCCATGGAAGCCCCGGAACTTCCGGCAGCTCGATACCAAACTCCTCTTTGTAGACGAGTCGCAAGAGTCCCCAGCAATCCACGCCTTGCTTGTCTCGACCGCCCGCTACCCAAGGAATCGACAAATACTTGTAAATCCAATGTAACTTGTTCTTTATCAATGTGTTGCTTTGACTCATACGCTAAAACGCAAGGAATTGAGATTTGCGCTCGCCCGGGAGCTTCGCTAGAGATTCTTCAACCGAACGCTTGAAAATCGCTCTTAGCGCAAAATCCGTTCGAAATTCGCTTAGATTCATACGCTTATCCCAAGCTCGGAAAGCGGTCCCGCGTATAGAGCTCTGAGGGGAACTTCTTGTTCACTACGTCCATGAACGTCGCTTTCCCCGTTACTTGCAATGTGCTAATTCGGATATCTTTCAGGTAGAGAATCAGTGGCGGTATCATTTGCGGTCGTGACAAGTCGTCGCTCAAGAAAGGACGATAGACAACTTCCACCGGGACTTGCTCCGACTTGGCAGTCTCTACGAAGTCTTTCACGCGCCGGCCTACATTGTCGATGGAAATATTGAGGCTCTGGAATCCTTGGTCGTCGGTCGGCGGCAAAGTAAATTGGAATCCGACGGGCTCAAACTCGCGCACGTTTCCGTCTTCGTCCGTTGCCGTGATAGCTTGGTGACTACGGACAATAAAAACAGAGTCCTGCACTCCAGGCTGGCGTATCTCCAACGTATCGTAAATCACCACGCTCGAAGGGCAGGAAGCGAAAGCTTCCTTGATGGCATCTTGTAGAGAAGTGTTAGGCATGTTATGGAAGAGCTGAGAGGCGGAAGAAAGCATCCAAGTCCCCGTCGGCCGAAGTAGGGTCTACGGCTGCGTCCATCGCTTCGTCTACTGCCGCGTTGACAGCATCCGCTGTAGCGCCAGGTCCGCTGGTGTCGGGAGCTTCAATGATTATCGTCTCTCCGCCATACGTTATTTCCACCGTTCCGTTCATCGGTGGAATATCCCGCAAGACTAAAGCAGAACTGAAAATTGTATAACAGTATATCGTCGCCACTGATTCATAAATCGTATAACCGCCTCCCCAATCATCATACGGAGTAGTTCCATGGTCGGGTTCGGGAACGCCGGGAGTAGTTACCGAGCTGCCCCGTTTGTAGCTGCTAAGCGGCACGCAATTCCCGGCGTCTTTAGCTGCCTGGGCTATAGCGAGGAGCGGGGCAATAGAACCTGGATAGCCTAAAGTTTGGCACGAGTCTCCAGCATACGTTGTGGTTTCAACTACATGATAGAAAAGCGGAGGAACACTATCGGCTACGGGGAAACGGTGGAAGTCCGGCCCGCGGCACCCGCCTACAGAAACAGCGGCAGTCCCGAATATCATTCCGCTTTCTATCAAGTCCCACGTCCGGTCCAGCGCGATAACGAGGGGCGGCGACATACAACCGGTTCCGGTATCAATCGCCGCCGCTTTGTAGACTCCCGAAAAGCTTTCCTCCGATGGGTCTTGCGGCGTGGTTGGGCTAGAAGCGGTAGGAGTAGAGTTGTCACTGGTGACTCTTAATTCCGTGCCGGGCGGAAGGTTAAAAGTTGGCGCCCCTACTCCTGACGCTTCGACGTTCATATCGTATCGCTCGCCAACCAACAAATAACTCCCTTCGGGAACAAGCAACGGAGCGTCAGTATGAGTCAACAAGCCCGGCGTCCCGCGCGTAGATACCGAAGCCCCGCTAAAAGAAGCAACGGTCGGAGCAGCGATATCCGGAGTGGCTACGGCAACCGCATCAGAATCTAGGCTAGTAAAGTCCCCGACTACCCGGTGAGCCCTTATGTTCCGCCCACCGTAATCGTTTTCCAAAGTAACCGAATCGACCACCGCCAAATCTTCCGGCTCCAGCAGGAGGAGCGTTTCATAGATGCCCGAGCCGGGCGCCGTCTCCACTTCTATTTCCAAAGAATCCCCGGGGCTCACATCTCCCCACGCCAGCGTAAGCGTCCGGTTGCACTCGCCCATCGTTAAGTCCAGCACCGGAATAAAAGGAATGTGGCCCGTCCCCTCCCAAGGCAAGTCGGGGTCTGCTCCCACCCAAGGAGCAAAGCTTCCCGCCCAGAAACCGGGGTTGAGAATCAGCCTGGTGGATATATCGCTCGCCAGTACAGTCGCCGTTACTTCAAACTCGTTGTCCCGTCGGCTAAATAAATACTGGCTATCGAGGAACGCATACTCGCGGATTACTTCTGTCAGCAAGCCGGGGTTGACGTTCGGTGTATACGTAGTGGCTTCAAAGGGTAGCGAGCCGTTTTCCAAATCCGTGTGGACATACTCTTCGAAGATTTCAAACTGGTCCAAGATAAACGTCCAAGTAACGTCAATCGTCTCCAGCGGGACCAGATACTTGCGACGGTTGCGGAGCCGGCCGGTCTCCATCTGCACAGCTTCAGAGCGCGGAGCAAACTTGGGCTGCCTGTTAATCCGGAAAACAGGCAGCGTCGAAGGCCAAACAGAAACGCTCATTCCACGAATCTAAATCATCTGATTAGCGATACAAGCAAGAAACTAGGCAGCCTTCTTTCTCTTGTCAGCCATCTGCGTGGCGTGCGCTGCCCACCATGCCGCCGCTACCAGCTTGCGAGCCGCGCGAGTGCGGATAAGGTAGTCAGTCCGATGCTGACGCTTTAGTTCGGGAGTAAGGCGATACCGGCCGACTCGTCGTTGAGCAAGACAAAGAGCGGAGCAAGTCGTTCGGCCTTTAGTGCACTGATTGCCGCATACGACGCACAAGCGCAGCTTTACAATACGCTTAGCTCGTGGAGTCTCTGTAATCCGTTCGGCCTTGAGCTTGGGCGCGACGGAAGGTAGCTTCGACGCTGGCTCTTCGTATTTGCGTTCCGGACGGAGATAGGACTTGGGCGTAAGCAAATGAGCTACTCGGTCGAAAGCCGCGTTGAGATTCTGCGCTTGTTCTATATTGCCGCCCTTGTCGGGATGGTCAGTCTTTATCCGGCTCCACCAAACCGAACGGCAATCGCGCAGCACCCAACTTCTTTCTTCCGCGTCCAGGCGGGAAAGCTCCAAACGGTTTCGCTTTATACCGAATAGAGCGAGCAACGAAACCAACGTCATCCGGTCGATAGCAGACTTCGGCCGGATAGCTAAGCGCCGGGGAGCAGTAAGCGTCACAGCTTTTGCGTCTCTACAATCAGAGACTTGATAAAGCCTAACGTCTGCTTGGTTTGCGGGTCCGTTGTTGCGTTCTGAGCTGCGGTAATTTGAGCGCTGAGTACTTCCAGCGGAGTCTGCGTATTCGGCACAGGCGGAGGTGGAGGAGGCGGAGGCAGAGCAGCTGCAGTTCGTATCAAAACAAAGGCGCCGAATTCGGGGAACGTGCTAGGCACGGGCGTAGCCGCAGCACCGTAAGGAATCGAAGTCGAATGCCCAAACATATTGAGAGCTATCGTTCCGTCAGCCTGCACCGTAGCCGAGCTCACGTCTGAGTAATAGTTCTGGGCGTTACGGATATTCACAACGGTTCCGGGGAGCCAGCCGAGCGAAGCTACGTTGACAGCTAGCGCTGAAGCTTTGCTCCAGTTGTAAATACAAACATGGGCTCGATTAGCGTCATAAGCATTATTCTGCACGACGATTTTGGGGCTTGTTGGAGCAGCGCCCACCGTCGAATTCAAATCGTAGCCCGTCTTCGTGCGCCAAGCTGCCAGCGATACGGCGCCCGTTCCCATGTCGAACACGGGCGCAGTGGGCGAAGAGAAGACGTAATTATTCCGGTCAAAGCTCCAGGGGATTACTACGCCGTTATTGAGAACAAGCGATACGTTCCCGTAAGTAACGTCTGCTTCGTCAATCAGAGTGTTGCCGGTAAAAGTAAGAGTTTTCCAGCTGCCCAACCCTACTTTGCATTTCACCAAGTAGTTGTTCGTCACCACCAGGTCTCGATAGGCGTTGGCGTCGGGCTGATAAACGGTATTAAGGTCTGCTCCGTAAAAGCAGTTGTTGGTGATTTGGTTATCGACGACACGGTCAGCCACCCCGCCAGTACGAGTCCCAATAAGGACTTCTCCACGCTGGCCTTGCAGTCCAACGGCAAAGTTTTCATCGAAGCGGAAGTGCGAGCATTCGGCGATAGAGCTTCCATACATTTGAGCGTTCCGGTCGAAAGGGGAAACGAGCAAGTTGCGCTTGATTATTTTATAGCCAGACCACGTAGCTCCGTGCTGGAGATACAAATTGTGCCCGTGCTGGTGCGTGCTTCCCTGCCAGCCGTTATTGTAAATCAAACACCCGTAAATTTCAGCTTGCTTGCTCTGCGTCCAGGCGGAGATTCCCGTGCTCAAGTCATGCACGATACAGTTCAAGATTTTAACTCCGCTACCGTAGATGTTGATTCCGTCGCTACG